TGTGCAAGGATCTGCGGCTTGTGCTGATCCGGCACGCCGCCCGCCAGCAGCCACGACACATGCGTGGTGGTGGCCGGGCACTTGAACTCGACAACGCCACCAGGAATCAGCCCGTCAGGCGTTGCACCGAAATCGCTGATGGTCGGGTGATCGACGAATCCGGCAGGGCCGATCAAGCACCCCGTGGCAAGTTCGTAAGCCGCCTTCGCAGCCGGCTCCTGCTCGATGCCCCACTGCATGTAGCTGTTGACGAAGTGCGGCACTGCGTCGCCGGTAAGGCGCTCTGCGAGTAGCTCAATTTTTAGAGCCTTGCGCTTCGCGCCTTCTGCGCCCTTTGCCGTCATGTCCAACACCTGGAACATGCGGCTGGCCGTCAACTTGCCGCAGCGACTTGATAACCACGCGGCCTTCTCGGCGTCATTCATTGCAGTTCGTCCAAAAAGTCGAGCACGTCTTCAGCCCGCTGCAGGGCAGCGTCGTACTCGTCGTCCGAGGTCTGCAGCAGGCCGTGTGCATCGACGTAGTCGGGATCCATGCGGCGCACGATGTCCACCAGCTGGCGCAGCGCGGCTTCGATCTCAAGCTCGCTCATGCGCCCTCCGCTTTGGCAACCGCATCAAAAATTCGATCCATTGCAGCGCCGGCGGCCATCTTGTCGTCTTTAAGCAAAATTTCGATCAAGCCTTTTGCGGCCCCATACAAATCTGGCGCAGCGGCAATCAAGGTGGCATTTGCTAACGCTTCGTCTGAATGAATTCGCATACGCTCTGGAACTAATCGATTTCCTTCGTCAAGGCGAACGCTGCCAACAATGCGGGCACCTTTTGCAAAAATAAAAGCCATGTCGCGCTCTGGTGCGTCAATTAGCACTTTGGCCTCCCACGGCCCCGGTGTGTGCTCGCTCATGCGGCCACCTTTGTGGTGGGAAAGGTCGGGATCTCGGGCATGTGCTGCAATGCCGCCGCCGCCTTCAGTGAGTCCTGGTGCTGCAGCCACACCGCAGTCTTCGCAGCGCTGTTCGGGATCGATTTGAATCGCGTTTGCAGGGCTTCTAAGCCGTCGACAGCCGCTTCGCGCAACGAGTCAAGAATCATCTTGGCTTCTTGTTCGCCGACGCGCTCTGCGGGCTTGTTTGCTGGCTTGCTAGCCACTGCAGCATTTGCGTCGTCGTCTTCTGCGGGCACGCCGAATGCGGCCATCAGCGAGTAGCGCCGCGCGTAGGTCATCGCACTACCAAACCCCTGGGCGTCCTGCTTTGATGCGGGAACAAACAGCGGCCCGCAGGCCAGCGATTCGCCAGATGAGTGGTGGATCACCGTCTCGATGCACACACCGTGGTCAGCCGGGTGCGTGATCTGCCGGAAGAACAGGCCATGCTCGGCCAGAGCGGGCTTGATCGCGTCGACCACTGCGGCCAAGTCGGCGTACTTAGAGCGGAATGCGGGATTGGTCTTGCCCTTCACCGCGCCTTCGATCTGCGCGAATGCTTTCGCCATTGCTTCGCTAATGTTCTTCACAGCATCACTCCCCACAAAGTGGCCACCAGAAGGCCCAAAATTGCCCAAACCACTGCGCCGGCAATCACTGCAAACAAGATCCCTTCAAAGGCATCGTGCTGTCGACGTTGCTGCTGGCACTCGCGCCAGCCCTGTCCATACCGCGTTGAATGTGATGCACTCATTTCTGTTTCTCCTGGACTTTCTGGACGGCTTGCCATGTCTTGCGGATGTCCGTTTTGCGCAAGTTGACGGGGAACCCCTTCACGCGCTGGTCGCACCAGCCCAAGACGGGCGCGCGGCCCGCCTGCTCAAGTTGTTGGCGTGCAGTCATCAGGCACCCCACCGAATTGCGGGAAACGCGGGTTGAGCACAGACATCGCTGAAGGCGTCGAACGCCAACTCTTCGTCGTCACGCGATTGCCGGCGCAGTTGACGTGCGCGGCGGTCAGCCCAGTCGCGTGCGAACTCCAGAAACCAGGGCTGCAAGCTGCCGGCCTGCACTGCGCGGGCGAGCTGGAAGGGGTCGCACTCGCGCTCGGTCAGTAGCCACTGGCACAGATCAACCAGGGCGGGCACTTCCGTGCCGAGTGCGTACAAGGCGGGAACAAAGCTGTTGTCTTGCAGGGCGTCCCATATCTGATTGTGGGCGTCGCTATGTGCTGCGTCGAAGTCAAAGGTCATCTTTCTCTCCATGCCGCTGTCAGTGCGGTGTTAAGCAATCTTAAATGCACGGGCAAAAGATGTCAAGCAATCTTGTGAACAAAGACAAAAAAAACAAGAGAGCTTGATTTCCGGCAATTGGTATGCCGGCTAAGAAGTGCCTAAGGAGCGCTTGGCTACCCAAGCGCAAGCAGCGTTAGCTTGTGGACTTAACCGGGGCTTTTAAGCCAGCGTATGGATTGCTGACGCTGGCTTGCTTTGATGCCGAATCGGTTGAAACCATCCAGTTCAAGTGCGAAAGCGCCGCGTGTTGGCCATCAGGGCCAAGCTGTCGAAACAGCGCAAGAGCTTGTGACTCAAAAGCAGTGCCAGCCTCTTCCGGCTGGCGGGGTCCCTCGCCGGACACAAGCCATCGGATTGACACGCCAAAGTGTTCTGCCAGGCGCGTCAGGTTTGCAAGTCTTATGTTTTTGCTTGACCCGGTTTCCCATTGCTGAACGGCAGCGCCAGACACCCCCACGGCTTTACCGACCACGGCAAGCGTTTGGCCTTTCTCTGCGCGCAACCCAGCTATGCGCCCGCCTACTTCGTTCATGGCGTTTGTTGTACGCGCAATTAAATCAAGGATGGTTGACGGCAGCATAAAAGATTGCTTACAATTTGCGTATGGAAAAACCAGCTATCACCTTGTCAGAGGCTGTCGCATGGGCTGGGTCGCAGGCCGAGCTTGCTAGACGGCTCGGTGTCACGTCGCAGGCAGTTAGCCAGTGGGAGGAGATCCCTGATGGCCGCCTTTGGCAACTGCACGCCATTTGGAAATCAAAGCAGTCAGCGGTGGCCGACTCTGGCGGCGAGTGACTGTATGCATATCCAGCAGTCTGATCTGCCGGTGGCTCATGAAATGAGCCTGCAGTCGAGCTATGGGCTGCGCTGTTTTTCCCCTAGCCCAGTCGGGGGGGGGGGGGGGCTGCTGTAGGCATTTCTTTGTCTCCTACAGCGAAGTTACTGCTTCTCTGAATGATTGGGCAATTGCTCTAAAGGATTAAGCACTCCGGGCTTACAGAGATCGCATCTGCCTCGATGCGCGGAAGAAAAGGGCAGACGCAACCCGAGCGATATCGGTAGTCAGCACTTGATGCTGGCCGGTGGGCGTACTCAGGCGCCGGAAAGTCTGAGTGCCCGAAAGGGCGGCGATACCTCTCTGCCTCTCACTTTGTGCTGTGGGGGGTAGGGGGGCTTTGGGCGATACACCGCGAAAAGGAGGCGCAGGCGTGATCACAGTGCGATGCAAGACAGGCGAATACACGATGCCTGCAGATGTGTGGGCTGGCTACCGGCGGCTCTACCCGACTGCAGACGATGAGTTTGCGCGGATGAGCATCTGGCTGGAGTTGAACGCAGCAAAGAGGCCGGCAGCGCCTGCGAGTGCACCCAGGTTTGTTGCCAACTGGTTCAAGAAAGTGCGGGCGGCCCAGCCTGTGCGAGTGCAGCGCGAACTGATTGTGGACTTGCTGACAGGACGGACACATGGAAATCACCGAGCAGACAACAACGTCATCGACATCGAAGCCGCACCTGCCCGCCTCGTGGGTTGAGCGGATTTTCGAGGTGATGGCCGCCACCTACGGGCGCCAGCGCTTGGGGACGATGTTCGACGGCCAGGAGCCGGACATGGTGAAAAAGGTGTGGGGCCGCGCGCTGGCAGCACTGCCTTCAGACGCCGTGGCCGCTGCAGTCCATCGGTTGCCAGAACAGGCGTGGACATGGCCGCCGACCCTGCCGGAGTTTGTGGCTTTTGCGCGCGAGCAGATTCCGCCTGCTGCACACCGCCCTGCATTACCGGTGCCGAATCGCCGGCAGGCAGACATTGCAGCAGGTGCGGAAAAGATGGCCGCATTGAAAGCCTCAGTCAGCGACAGAAAAGACCCGCGTGCCTGGGCGCACAGGATTCTGGCTCGCCACGCAGCCGGCGACACCAGCCTTGCGCCCATCTCGATCCAGTTTGCGCGGGAGGCGTTGAACAAGCCCGCGTTCGGGGGTGACGCATGATTCAAGTTAACAATTCATTTCGGGCGCTGATACCGCCGCTATCTGCAGAAGAGCGGGCGCAACTGGAAGCAAACCTGCTTGCAGACGGATGCCGTGAGCCGCTTGCGCTGTGGGGCGACGTTTTGCTGGACGGCCATAACCGATACGAAATCTGCACTCGGCTCGGGATTGATTACCGGGTTGTGCAGGTTGACGGAATCCAGACTGAAAGCGACGCAACTCTTTGGATTGTTCGCAACCAGCTCGGGCGCAGAAATATCAGCGATTACGTCCGCGCCGAACTGGCATTGGTTGCCAAGCCGCTCATCGAAGCAAAGGCGCGGGCCAATCAGGGGGCAAGAAACGACATTCGTGAGAATTCTCACGAAGGTTCTCGCACCGACGAAACCCTTGCCGACATGGCGGGTGTATCCAGCAACACCATCCGCAAGGTGGAGCGCATTGCGCAGCAAGGCGACGACAAGCTCAAGGAACTGGCGCGATCCGACGATGTGTCAATTCATCTCGCCAGCCAAGTTTTAGCGCTGCCAGAAGAAGAGCAACAGCAAGCGGTAAACGAAGCAGCCGCCCATCCAGAAAACGCATCCGCAATTTTGCGGGAAGCCGTAAAAGCTCACGTTTCAAACAACAGCGGCAATAACGAGTGGTACACGCCGCCGATGTATGTGCAGGCAGCGAAAGACGTGATGGGGAGCATTGATGTCGATCCGGCGTCTTGCGAACTTGCAAACGCCACCGTGCAGGCCGCTACGTTTTACGACGAGCGTGCAAATGGCCTGACAAAAACGTGGAGCGGAAATGTGTGGATGAACCCGCCTTACGCACAACCGCTAATCAGTCAATTTTGTTCAGCGCTTGTGGAAAAGTTTCAGGCCGGGGAGGTGAAGCAAGCCTGCGTTTTGGTGAACAACGGAACCGAAACGGGGTGGTTTCAATCGCTGCTTGAACACGCCAGCGCTGCCTGCTTGGTGAAGACGCGCATCAAATTCATCGACAAGGATGGCAACCCATCGGGCGCGCCATTGCAAGGGCAGGCAATTTTGTACTTGGGCAAAAACACCGGCGAATTCTCAGGCGTGTTTTCTAGCTTTGGGAAGGTTTTGTATGCCTGAGCGCGGCGTCATCAGAAACCGAGAGCATAAGCAGCAAATCAACGATTTCAGCGGGCTTGCGTTTGAAAAAATATCGCCCACTGACATTGATGCATTCATGGACTTTGGGAACCGGCTGTTTGTGATTGTCGAGTCAAAGTACGGCGGCGCAAAGCTAAAGATGGGGCAAAGAATTGCGCTTGAGCGACTGGCAGACGCTTGCGATAAGCCGCCGCAACGGCGTGCCGTTGTTTTCGTAACGACCCACGAATCAACGGGGGACGTGGATTTCGCAAAGACAGAGGTGGTCTCTTACCGTTTTAACGGTCGATGGTTTTCGCCAAAGAGCACACAGAAAACCTTGCTCGACGGTGTTTTAGCGTTCAAAAAACTATGCGGCGTATGACTTGCCGCTCCTGCTTGCACTCAGCCTGGGCGCGGGTGGGCGTGTGGTGCAACAAATGGAAAACCGTTCCGCAACGGACTTGCGGTGACTTCACCTATGAACCCGGGACAGACGAATGATTGAACAACTGATGATCCAGCGCGCCGAAATCGACGCCGCAATAGAAGCCGAGCGCAAAGCAATGTCGGCAGTTGCTATCGCTCGCGTGCGCGATCTGGTGGCCACGCACAACCTACGCGCACAAGACGTTTTCCCTGGCAGCTCGGGGATGAAGTCTGCAGCGAAAAAGGTGGCTGCCAAGTACCGCGACCCTGCCAGCGGCAAGACGTGGAGCGGGCGCGGCGTGTCGCCGAAATGGTTTGACAAGAGCCGGCCGACGGACTTTTCGCTGTGATTGACGCGCTACTGCTGGACTTGCTGTACAGCGGCGCCGGTGCTGCGTTGGGTGCCGTCTGCGTATTTGGGCTGATGTGGCTCGCCGACTGGCCGTAAAGGACGACAAGCCGCCGTGTACACAATGTATCCACGCCCGCCAGCACAAGCCCGAGTTCCTGAGCGAACGTGCGCCGTTTGCCTGGGTGTGCAGCCACCCGTCTGCGCTGCGGATCAACGACGGTGCGGTGTGGTCAATCACGCTGGCGCGGCCAATCTGCAGGG